CTTTAGAGGAAGACTTGCCTTCAGAGAAAATGAAAGAACAAATCCTTGAGTTAGAGGGGTTTGCTAAAAGTAAACTCAACCCAAAAATCTGGAGATGGAATCCAGTCCCGATTAAAGAATGGTTGTTAGGGAAAGAGTATTGTAATTTAAAAATTACTACTGAAGAAGAAGAAGGATTGAGACAGGCAGTTTATGATGATGTAACAGATTTTTTTGAATTTAAAGGGAATAATCCGTGGAACAGAAAATATAAAGAAGCTATTTTTTGTGAAGGAATCGGGTCTGGAAAATGCGAGGCTCCAGAAACTCCGGTCTTAATGTTTGATGGGACAATAAAGACTTATGCAGATATTAAAGTAAATGATTTAATTATGGGGCCAGATAGCAAACCTAGAAGGGTTTTGGAAACTCATAAGGTTCACGACGAGGCCTACGAAATAGTTCCAGTTAAGGGAGATAAAAAAATAGTTAAGTATAATCATATTCTTTCTTTAAAGAGAACAAACAAAGGAATGATAAATAAACATAGAGACGGGATTGGTAAAATAGATAGTCTTGCGGGGAAGATTATAAATATTTCCGTAGAGGATTATTTACAAAAAACTAAAAACTTTAAAGATTTACATAAACTATGGAGGGTTGGAGTAAAGTTTAAAGAAAAGAAAATCAATATAGACCCTTATTTTTTAGGACTATGGCTAGGAGACGGGAATAATAATATAGTAAGCGTAACGACTATAGATAAAGAGATTAAAGATTGTATCTATAAGATAGCAGAAGCAGAAGGGCTTTATGTAACTATTAATCAAAATAAAAATAAAACTTGTCCTAATTATATTATTAACGGTCAAAGGAAAAAGAAAAATCATTTAATGGATATATTTAGGGGATATAATTTAATTAAAAATAAGCATATCCCAAAAGACTTTAAAATAAATTCTCGGGAGAATAGACTAGAATTATTAGCTGGATTAATAGACTCAGATGGTTCTTTACATAATAATTATTTTGAGTTTTCAAATAAAAATAAGAGACTATGCGAAGATGTTTTATTTTTAGCTAGGTCTTTAGGGCTTGCCGCTTATATAAAAGAAAGGGTTACTACTTGTAAGGGTAAAAGCTTTAAGAGCTTTAGAATAGGAATATCGGGAAGCCTTGCAATAGTGCCAACGAGACTAAAAAGAAAACAAGCGATACCAAGAGAACAAATAAAAGATGTTTTAGTTACGGGAATAAAAGAAATTAATTATGTAGGTAAAAAAGAGCTTATAGGATTTGGGCTAGATAAAGACCATTTATTTGTTGCGGGAGACTTTACCGTAACTCATAACAGTTTTAAGATGTCTATTATGACAACTTATTTTATTCATCTTCTTCTTTGTTTAGATAATCCTCAAAAATATCTTAGGCAGGGAAAGTCTTCTAAGATAGCTATTATGAATATGTCTATTAATGCAAATAATGCAAAGAAAATTATTTTTTCAGAATTATCTTCTATGATAAATGATAATGAATGGTTTAAATCTAAACCGTGGGAGCTTAAAGATTCCAGAATGCCTGACCCGATATGTCAATCAGAATTAAGATTTAAAGGAAATCTTTTTGTGATTCCGGGTTCTGGACAATGGAGAACTGCGGTTGGTTATAATATTTTAGTAGGGATTATGGATGAAGCTGGTTCATATCGTAATACAGATAATTCAGACCAAGCGGGGGAAATTTATGATGCTTTACAGCGTCGTATCGGTGGGAGGTTTGAAGATAAAGGAGCAGTTATTATAGGTGGTTCTCCTATGTATGAATTAGATTTTATTGAAAAGAAAATACATGAAGGAGAAAGTGAGACAAGTAAAGTATTAGCAAGGAGAAGAAATCTTTGGGATAGTAAGTATCCTAATTGGAGCGGAGAATATTTCTATGTTGATAAAACAGATAGAATAATATTAGAAAATCCTACTGAAGAACAAATAAGTAAAAAGGATATATTAAAAATCCCTGCTATACCTTTTCTATTCAAAGATTTTAGAGCCAATGTTACAAAAGCGTTAAGAGATTTTGGAGCGCATCCTTCAGCAAGTATAAATTCATTTTTCGAAACACCAAAAACTGTTATTCATAGAATTAATACAGAAAGAACGGAAGACCCTGTAAACCATGATGGAACGCTTAAGGATTGGGTTAAACCTATTATGCCTAATTCGTATCATTGTATTCATGTTGACCTTGCTCTTACTGGATGTGCTTGTGGATTTGCACTAGGTCATTTTAACGGATTTGATGAAGAAGGTGCGGTACAAGTCTATATTGATTTAATGATGAGGATAGAGGGCTCTAAGGAAAGCCCTATAAGGATAGGTAAGGTTAGAGATTATATTTATGCACTGACAGCTAGAGGGTTTAATATTAATTTGATTACTTATGATGGATTTCAAAGTGTAGATTCAAGACAAATGTTAGAAGGCAAGGGATACAATACAGAACCTTTATCAGTTGATAGAACTATGGAGGCTTATGCAGACTTAAAAGAATCTATTAATGAAGATAGGGTAGATTATTATTGTATAAGTCCGAACAATATGCCTTTAGAGGAAAGGCTAGGATTAAATAATAGTGAGTTGACAGCATCAGAAGTATTTGTTAAAGAGGCTATGAGGCTCGAAGAAATCGAAGGTAAGAAAGTAGACCACCCACCAAAAGGTTGCACAAGTGCTGATACTGCAATACTTTACAACGACACTATAAAAGAGATTGGAGATATATCAGAAGAATCTTTCGAGGTTGTTAGCTATAAAGATGGGAAGTTTATTAAAACAAAGGCTAAGAATGCTCGTATAACAAAATATGTAAACGAGCTAATAGAGGTAGAGTTTGAAGACGGAAGTATATTAAAGTGCACTCCAGAACATCCGATATTATTAGATAATGAAGAATGGATACAGGCCCAGAGCCTTAAACCTAATGATAATATAAAATGTTTGACAAAGGTTTAGGAGGGTGGTATAGCTAGATATGAAAAAAATAAAACTAAATGGAAGAACTGATAAAGAAGCTTTAATAGATAACGAAGACTTTGACAAGATAAATAAATATAAATGGTATCCTAGAGCTCCAAATAAGAATGTTACTTACGCTACTTTAATATATCTCCACAAAAGGCTAAAAAGCAATCTAGTATAACTGGAATAACGTGGCACAAAATAAAAAAGAAGTGGAGAATAACAATAAAAGGGAAATCTTATGGATACTTTGACAATATAAAAGATGCCAAGACGAGAAAGGATGAGATATGTTGATAAAATCTATTAAAAGGATTAAATTAGAAGAAGAGATTCCCGTCTATGACATTACTGTCCCCGAAACTGAAAATTTTTGCTTAGCGTCTGGAGTCGTGATTCATAACTCGAAAGATGTATCTGATGCAGTGGCGGGAGTGGTTAATACTATCATCACTCATAAAGACGAAATGGGACAAGTGGAGGTTTGGACATCTTGATAGTATTTGCTTTACAAAAGATAGAGTGCTAAAATACAAGATAGGAGATAAATTTAATGAGCAAGACAAAAGTTAAAAAAGCAAATAAAGTTCAGGGACAAGAAAGTATAGAATGTATTATTACAGATAGAGGTATGGTATTAGAAAAGGAAATCTGCAAAGAGTTTCAAATAAATGATTCCGTTACGAAACAAATAGATAATATAGAGTGGGGAGAAGAGATAATTCAGCCTCCATATAATCTAGTTAAACTTTTGGCATGGATGAATCAATCCGTTGTACATTCAAGTTGTGTTAGAGTTAAGACACAAGATGCCGTAGGAGTTGGTTGGTATTTAGAGGTTGACGAAGATGAAATAACAGATGAAGAAAAAGATAAAGATATCAAAGACAATTCAGATTATCAAATCTTATATAAATTTTTCAAAAAAGTAAATCCAGATGAAAACATTACAAAAATGATTAAGAAAGTATTTCTTGATTATGAAGCCAATGGTAATGGTTATATCGAAGTCACTAGA